ATAGCATCCCTTATCCTTACTATGGACTTAACTCGCTCACTCACGGTCTCCGCAAAGGTGAGATTGTTACCTTCTGTGCTGGCTCTGGCATCGGCAAGTCTGCTGTTTGTAAAGAGATCGCGCTACACGTTCTCAAGACTACTGATCGTAAGCTCGGCTATATTGCCTTGGAAGAGTCTATCGAGCGTACAGCTAACGGTATTATCGGTCTGGAAATGTCTAAGCCGCTACACCTAGAGCCCTTTGAGCCAGACGCTAAATACAACGAGGCATACAAAAAGACAGTCGGCTCAGGTCGCTTCTACCTTTACGACCACTGGGGTTCCCTAGATAGCGACAACCTACTAGGACACATCCGCTACATGGCTAAGGCTATGGATGTAGACTACGTGGTTCTGGATCACCTCTCTATCATTGTTTCTGGTATGGGTGATGGCGACGAGCGTCGTATGATCGACAACACAATGACCAAGCTACGGGCTCTCGTTGAAGAGACTAAGATTGGTGTTGTTCTTGTTAGTCACCTCAAGCGTCCTGAAGGTAAGGGACACGAGGAAGGCGCAGCAACATCCCTAGCACAACTACGAGGCTCGGCGGCTATCGCTCAGTTGTCCGATATGTGCATCGGCTTAGAGCGCAACCAGCAAGACATCGAGAACAAGAACAGGACAACACTGCGTGTCCTTAAGAACCGTTTCAGCGGTGAGACAGGCGTAGCTTGCAACCTGCTTTACGACAAAGAAACTTGCCGTCTCTCAGAGGACACTAATCCTCTCTGCGATGACTCTAACGACGAGAACCCATTCTAACCACCAACTATATGAACATAAAATTACTTAACGGAGACTGCTTAGAGCAGATGAAGCAACTACCAGACAACAGCGTGGACAGCATTGTGACCGACCCACCCTACGGCATTAGCTTCATGTCCAAGAAGTGGGATTACGACGTTCCAAAGGTGGAGGTGTGGAAGGAAGCTATGCGTGTCCTGAAGCACGGAGGTCACGCTTTGATTGCTTGTGGTACTCGGACGCAACACCGAATGGTGGTGAACATTGAGGACGCTGGGTTTGAGATACGTGACGTGGTAAGCTGGATATACGGGTCAGGGTTCCCGAAGAGTCTGAATATCAGCAAGGCGATTGACAAGGCAGCAGGGGCAGAGCGTGAGGTGGTGGGTGATGGTCAATTTGCTAAACGCAGACCTAGGGCGACGGCGGAAACAAATATTCAAGGTGCTGAATATGGTCTTGGGTCTGGGCATAAAATCACAGCTCCCGCCACCGAAGACGCCAAGCAATGGGACGGCTGGGGAACAGCTCTAAAGCCTGCCTGTGAGTTCTTCACGCTTGCCCGCAAGCCTCTCTCGGAAAAGACGGTGGCCGCTAATGTCCTCAAGTGGGGAACGGGTGGGATTAACATTGATGAGTGTAGGGTAGGGACTGAGGTGCTCCCAGCTCAAAAAGCAGGACAATCAAAGATCGGCACATTTGAGCGTGACGACATGGTAACACCAGAAAGGCAAGGCCGCTTTCCAGCCAACCTAATCCACGACGGGAGCCAGCAGGTTCTTGAGTTGTTCCCTGAGACTAAGCCTAGTAAAGCTAGACAGCCAAGGAAATGCTCCGAGGGTGCGACTGGAGCAACCTTTTTGGTGAATAAAAGCACTGGAGCGGAACACAGTGATAACGGAGGCTCAGCCGCCCGCTTCTTCTACTGCCCCAAGGCAAGCAAGAAGGATCGCGACGAGGGCAACAATCATCCCACAGTAAAACCAACAGCCCTTATGCAATACCTATGTCGCCTCATCACCCCTACGGGTGGCGTTGTCCTAGACCCTTACATGGGCAGTGGATCAACGGGTAAGGCGGCAGTCAAGGAAGGCTTTAGCTTTGTAGGCTGTGAACTTGACGAGGACTACTACAAGATCGCTACGGCTCGCATCGAGACAGCTAAATAATAAACACTAACCCAAGGAGTATATGAGCAGATGGATACAAGACCAATCATGGAAGCGAGGTCAAGGCGTAGAAGCCATGTTCGCTAAACTGTTAAACGAACGAGCAACAGAAGCACGAGCGGCTGACCTTATGGAACAGTTCTCTCACGTAGATTACGTCTCTGACTTCGGTAAGATTGATGTCAAAGCACGTAAGCGTGTTGCTCGTAAAGATGCAGATGTCCAAGATGATCTTGTATGGCTGGAGTTCAAGAACGTCCAAGGGAAGTTCGGATGGCTCTATGGGAAAGCCGACTGGATTGCCTTTGAGCGAGATGAGGACTTCGTTCTAGTCAAGCGTCACGACCTAGCACTCATGGCTGAGAAGCTGTGTGATGTAGGTGATCGCGTAGCTGTAGGCAAGGACGCCCTCTACAAGGGATACCAACGGAGTGGTCGTAAAGACCTTCTATCAATTGTGAAGATGACAGATGTTCTAGCGCTGTATCACCAGCTCTGGGCAAAAGACGTTGACAACACTCAACACTAAACATTGATTAAAGAACACACATGAAAACAACAGAATACTTAGATGAACTAGCCGATGAAGCAATGCTCTTCGATGGATGTTCTTCCGCTATCGTAGGTCATGACCAAAATGGGTTTGCCGTCTACCAACACACCAAACTCGTTCAGATATTTGAAGCTGATGGAATGACAATAGATGAAGCGATTGAGTGGGTAGATTACAACATCATTGGTGTTCACCCTCAAAACTACACAATATTATTCACATGAAAACAATAGCTTACTTCGACATAGAAACCAACGGCATCACAGACTGGTCAACTCTAAGTGACCTTAAAGATCTGCACTGCCTTGTAGTAATTGACCATAACGGCACAGGAGCTTATAGAGCAGACAGCATCCAACAAGGGTTAGACCGTCTCTCACAAGCTGACCATATCGTAGGACACAACAGCATCGGCTTTGACGCCATCGCCCTATGGAAGCTCTACGGCTACCGTCACGCTGGTGTATTAGACTCCGCCGTGATTGCTAGGTTGATGTATCCCGACGTTCGTAGCGATGACTTCAAACGTGAAGGGTTCCCCAAAGAACTCATCGGTTCCCACAGCTTAAAGGCTTGGGGTTATCGCATTGGGAACAACAAGAGCGACCACGGGGAAACCGAAGACTGGTCTCGTTGGTCTCAAGAGATGGAAGACTACTGCGTTCAAGATGTGGAGGTCACCAAGTCTCTCTATGAGTTCTTTCTAAAGAAGGGATTAGGTAGCCTCCAGCAAGCGTGTGACCTAGAGCATGCCTTTGCTAAAGCTATCCGTATCCAAGAGATGAACGGATTTCCTTTTGACGTTAAAGCAGCAGAAGAACTTACAGCTACCCTTATGGGTCGCCGTGCTGCTCTTGACGTAGAATTGCGTGAGTTATTCACGCCTACTGAAGAAGTCACCAAGAGTAACTGGTGGCTCGCTCCTGATGGCACAAAGTCCCGCACCAAGAAAGCCTTGGTCGAGAAGGGCTACAAAGCTAAGGAGATAACCAAGGGAGAGTCTGTTGTTAAGCTCATCCCGTTCAACCCCAACAGTCGTGACCAGATTGCCGAACGACTAATGGCTAATGGCTGGAAGCCTAGCTCCTACGAGGGCAAACGACCAGCAATCAACGAGGCGGTGCTTAAGGACATCGGAACACCCCAATCCGAGAAACTCCTTGAGTACCTCCTCGTTACCAAGCGTCTCGGTCAAGTGGCTGAGGGTAAGCAAGCGTGGCTAAAGCTAGAGCGCAACGGACGTATCCACGGTTCTGTGAATACCAACGGAGCTGTCTCTGGGCGATGCACTCACCGAAATCCGAACGTGGCTCAAGTTCCGTCTACTCGTGCTCCCTATGGTGGCGAGTGTCGCTCTTGCTTCACTGCCCCAGAGGGCAAGGTGCTTGTAGGTGCTGATGCTAGTGGCCTAGAGTTGCGATGCCTAGCTCACTACCTCCACAACTGGGACGACGGTGCTTACACCAAGGAGATTCTCACTGGAGATATCCACACGGCAAATCGCATAGCAATGGGTTTGGAGACGCGTGACCAAGCGAAAACGGCGATATATTGCCTCATTTACGGCGGAGGTGATGCTCGTCTGGGTTCCATATCAAATGGTGGTGCTAAGGAAGGTAAACGTCTTAAAGCTTCATTCGTTAAAAAGGTTCCCGCCTATCGCCGCCTTACAGAAGCAGTATCAAATGCTTTGGAAATGAAAGGCATGTTACGAGGTATTGACGGACGTCCTTTACCTTGTCGTAGCCCTCACTCGGCTTTGAACTTGTTACTTCAATCAGCGGGTGCTGTTATCATGAAGCAAGCTCTAGTGGAATTTGTAAAGATGGCTAAGCTTCCCTACGAGGTCCACGGGACGATCCATGACGAAATACAGTTTAGCTGTGCTCCTGAACACGCAGATGAATTAGGTCGCACCTTCTGTAATGCACTGAGTAAAGCAGGTAAGACTCTCAAGTTTAACTGCCCAATTGATGGAGAGTTCTCTGTTGGTAAAAATTGGAAAGACACGCACTAGGATGAGAACCTGTAAGAAATGCGGAGAGACTAAAGAGTTAACTGATTTTGTGTCTAACAAGTCATGTCGAGGTGGTCGCACACATACGTGTCACAAGTGTAGCTATCAGCTTCTAAAAAGCAGACCAGCCGCCGCTCAAGAGCAGCATCGAAAAACTCAACGCCGTTCATACTTAAAGCGTAAATATGGCGTCACGATGGAGTGGTATGAAGATAAGCTGGAAGAGCAAAAAGGCTTATGCGCTATATGCTCCTGCGACTCCTCAGAACTCCGTAACCGAGACGCTATGTTTTGCGTTGACCATTGCCATACTACGGGACAGCCTAGAGCTTTACTTTGTCACAAGTGTAACGCTGGTATCGGGATGTTGAAAGACAATCCTATTCTAGTAGCACGCGCTTGGACATATCTACAACAACACCAACACTAAAATACACACACATGAAAGAAACAAAGAATAAGTTATTATTGATTGATGGAGACATCATCCTCTACAAGTCCGCTTCTGCAGCCGAGCAAGAGATGCGCTGGGATGACGACACGTGGACACTTCAGACTAACATGGTGGAAGCCAAAGCTGAGGTAGACCGTC